GCATGGCCGGAATATGAGAAACAGGGATACATTCAGGCCGAAAACACAGAGACCACCGACGAGGCATCGGGGTTCCAGGGACAGGCAGAAGCAAGACATTTTGACATAAGATTGTCAGGAGATTTTGATAGAGATCGTCCAACCTCAGACAATGATGCTGCTGCCGTTAAGAATGTTTTAAAGAATGCTGGCATAGAAGCAGAAGTTCTACCCAGCGAGGCAGATTTCTCATCAGTTTCCATACACACGATGGCCCAGCCAGAAGCAGTGATGAGCGCACTGGGAGACATGGTTGACGAGAGTCTGGAATACAAAGACGAGCTTTCCGAAGAAAAGAAATAATCAAATAAATACTGGTGCATGAGACTCGCACCAACTGATAATCAATTCAATCCGGATCCGTATTTCCGCAGTCCCATAGATCAAGAATTTCTTCCCTCAACGGAACAGACAGAATTATTTGACCAAAATGGCTATGATCTCACGCCACTGGAAAGATTGTACGCGGAGGCAAATGGCCAGGCGGGGCGCTGGCACAGACCCAATCACTATGCCTTGAAATACAACTGGTTTACGGATGAAGAAAATTCTGTCACTGGTGCCCACATCAATCACGCCCTGTTGTTTGAGAGGAAAGGATATGCTGGAGCGGCACTGGCACAATTAGAAGGGTGGGCCCAACACAACAATTTGATCTATAAGATCACAAAGATGCGGCCCAAGTGGGGCATGGACATCAGCGTGGACTATGTGGATGGAAGCGGTAACGTGTTTGAGCTGCTGCACTGGGAATATGATGGATTTGACTACCAAGAGATTACTGACAAGAAGACAGAGATTGGAAAATTTTTATTAGGTGTGGATTGGAATGATCGAGCAAAAGAAATGATACAGAGGAAATCGGAGTGGCACCACCTGGGTTTCTTTGAGCAGAGTGCATGGAAGACCCAATTCTTTGGCATAGAAAAAGAACGTTTCAAGATGGTGCTGTGGCAATAAATACACACATATGAGCAGCATACCAATTTTTTCATACAAGCAATATCTAGATGACATGATACGACTGCGTGATCATGGACACGTGGCAGTGGACGCACAGGTGGCCAGGCCCACCAGCGCTGGCAGCAGGGGATTGGCCAAAAGTGAGAGATTCATGAAAGATCCCGTGCACATGATGGGAGAAGGTGCAAAGGCAAAAAAAATTACCAAAAATGCCGCAGTAAAGGCCATTGTAGAAAATATCTCGTTTTGCAAAAAAACTGGTAAGTTGATCTTGCCAGAACTGATCCAAGGTAATTTGAGAACATGGTTTGAAAGAAAATGGCAGGATAAAAAAATATAAAAATTAATTTTAAAATTTAAAAAAAATTTTTGTATAAAAATTTAGCTATTTCTAAATGTTCTTGCGCATTAGGGTGTCTTCTTTCTTTAAGCCAGTTTTTACCTATTTGTCTAATGTCTAAGCAGTCATCTAAAATTTCCATATATTGTAATTCTATAAATTTAATTTTTTTATGTTTGCAAAAGTCTCTCAAAATTTTACTGTAATTTTTAATCTTTTTGATATAAAAACCATAATCTGTTTTATATTTTTTGAAAAATTTTAAATATTCTGCCATATCTGCAAGATAATCCTCTCTGATGGCAGACACATTATTTTTCTCATCATAAAATACTTGTTGCTTTTTATTTCCAGCACTGGCGTTGGCCCATCCAATGTTGACACAAAATGTTTCTTCTGATCTCTTCCATGTTTCTCGTACAGGCGTGGTCCAGCAAACTATCATCACACTGTTATTGTTTTCGTATATTGAATCGACGGCATCATGGAAAATACCTTCATTGCTATTGCCGGGTAAAGCACGATTGCTAAATGGTAAACATAGCATATTGGCCAATAAGGCAGGATAGGAATAAGCTATATTTTCATCGGAGATACCAGGATGTACCAAATCACTGCCATGTGTTACGCTGCACCCATGTGCAAAAAGTTTTGCATATTGTGAATACATGTTGTAAATTTTTAAAATTACTTATATAATACAAACAAAAAGGAGATAAAATGTCAGGAAGAAATTTCAACGAAGCAGAAAAAACCAAATTGATACAACTGATCAAGGAAGGTTCCCAGGTCATGGGAGAGATCGATGATCTCAAGAGCGGACTCAAGGACACAGTGAAAGCGCTGTCAGAAGAGCTGGAACTCAAACCAGCGCTGATAAACAAGGCCATCTCAATCGCCCACAGGGACAACTACAAGGCAGTGGCGGACGACATGGACATGTTGGACAGCATACTGGCGGCGGCGGGCAAGATCTAGTGTATGATGTCGTAAAGGAATTCTGGATACAGAGCTATCGCACTGATAGGACAGCATTCTATTACGAGCTGATCAGTTTGATATTCACCGTGGCCGGATCTGTCATGCTGACATTAACCAGCCCACACCCACAGATGCATTTTGTTTTTCCGTTTTATCTAATTGGATCCACCACCATGGCCTATTCTGCCTATCGCAGGAGGAACCTATGGATAACTATGCTTGCCAGTTGGTTCACACTGATGAACTGCATCGGCAACTATCTGGTATTTTTCAAATGAGTTACATAGACGCTTACTATCGCAGGGACGACGACAAGGTGTTGGTTGTGGAGCGTGACGCCACGGGCCAGAGGAGATTCGTGGACTATGATGCCAGATATGTGTTCTATTATCCCGACGCCCGAGGCAAGCATAGGAGCATACATGGAGAGACACTGCAGAAGGTCACCTGCGGCACGTTCAAGGAATTCATAAAAGAACAAAAGATCAGGAGCAACAAGAAATTGTTTGAACAGGACATCAATCCTGTTTTCCGCTGCCTGGAGGAGAATTATCTGGGCAAGGACGCTCCCAAGCTCAACGTGGTGTTCTTTGACATCGAAGTGGACTTTGATCCACAGCGAGGATATTCCACCACCGACGATCCTTTCATGCCCATCACTGCTATAACCTGTTATCTCAACTGGACGGATCAGCTGGTCACATTTGCAGTGCCTCCCAAAGGATTGAGCATGGCCGACGCCAAACTGCAGGTGGAGAGATTCAGCAATGTGATGCTGTTCGATAAGGAACGAGACATGTTGGACGCTTTCCTGACACTGGTGGACGAGGGCGATGTTATCAGTGGATGGAATTCGGAAGGATACGACCTGCCCTATGTAGTGGGCAGAATACAGAAAGTGCTCAGCGCAGATGACACAAGGAGACTGTGTTTCTGGGGAGAGAAGCCCAAGAAGAGAACCTTTGAAAAATATGGCAGAGAACAGATCAGCTATGATTTGATCGGTCGAGTGCATCTGGACCTATTGGAACTATATAGGAAATATACCTATGAGGAGAGACACAGCTATCGTTTGGACGCCATAGGTGAATGGGAATTGGACGAGAAGAAGACCGTGTATGAAGGATCATTGGACCAATTGTACAACAATGACTTTGGCATGTTCATAGAATATAACCGGCAGGACTGCGACCTGTTGGCGAAACTAGAGAAAAAATTAAAATTTATAGAACTGGCCAACGAGATCGCACATCAGAACACAGTGTTGCTGCAGACCACAATGGGAGCAGTGGCAGTGACAGAACAGGCCATCATCAATGAGGCACATCGCAGAGGCATGATAGTGCCAGGCAGAATCAAGAGAGATGAATCTGCGCCCGTGGAATCAGCGGCGGGGGCCTATGTGGCCTATCCCAATAAGGGCATACATGACTGGATAGGATCCGTGGACATAAATTCACTGTATCCATCTGTGATTCGAGCTCTAAACATGGGGCCGGAGACCATCGTGGGACAGATACGTCCTGTGATCACGTCAGCAGAGATAAACAGGGCAAAGCACCAGGGCAAGTCGTTCGCCACAGCGTGGGAAGGACAGTTTGGTTGTTGGGAATATCAGGCAGTGATGAACCGAGACAAGGGCATGGAACTGATCATCGATTGGGAAGATGGCACCAGCGTTAGGATGAGCGCGGCACAACTGTATGATCTCGTGTTCGATGGCAACAGGCAATGGATGATCTCTGCCAATGGCACCATATTCACTTATGAGTTTGAAGGTGTCATTCCAGGACTGTTGAAGAGATGGTATGCCGAGAGGAAAGAAATGCAGAACAAGATGGCCGAATGCGGGGACAATGAGATCGAGCGAGAATTTTGGGACAAGAGACAATTAGTTAAGAAGATCAATCTAAACTCCCTGTATGGTGCGATCCTGAACCCGGGCTGTCGTTTCTTTGACATGCGCATTGGACAATCAGTGACACTTACGGGCAGATGCATCACGCAGCACATGGCTGCCAAGACCAACGAGATCATCGCAGGCAAATATGATCACGTGGGTGAGAGTGTGATATATGGAGATACGGACTCGGTTTATTTTTCTGCCTATGCCACACTGAAGAAAGAAATAGATTCGGGACAGATACAGTGGGGTAAAGAGAACATCATTGCTCTCTATGACAAGATAGCAGAAGAAGTGAATGATACATTCACAGCATTCATGACTCGAGCATTCCATTGTCCTAAAACTCGAGGTGATGTGATCAAAGCGGGCAGAGAATTGGTAGCAAGCAAAGGATTGTTTATAACTAAAAAAAGATATGCATTATTGTATTTTGACAAGGAGGGAGAGCGGGTGGACACAGCAGGCAAGGAAGGCAAGGTTAAAGCTATGGGATTGGATCTAAAACGTTCAGACACTCCGGTGTTCGTGCAGGATTTCTTGAGTGAGATACTATATCTTGTATTGGTGGGCAAGACCGAGACAGAGGTATTGGACAAGATCAAACAATTCAGAGAAGAGTTCAAATCTAGACCGGGCTGGGAGAAAGGTTCACCTAAGCGTGCCAACAACATCACAGAATATCATGAGGAAGAAAAGAAGAAAGGCAAGACCAACATGCCAGGACATGTGAGAGCCAGCATCAATTGGAACACCTGCAGAGAAATGTATGGGGATCGGTACAGCATGTCCATCACAGACGGAGCCAAAGTGATTGTGTGCAAGCTGAAGAACAATCCGCTGGGCTACACTTCCATAGCATATCCTGTGGACGAGCAGAGATTGCCAGAATGGTTCAAGCAGTTGCCATTTGATTCTGATGGCATGGAAGAGAGCGTGCTGGATGGCAAGATCGAGAACTTGATCGGCGTGCTGGAATGGGACGTGAGATCCACGGAGAGCTCCAACACATT